ACAATAAATGTATTTGGGTATATAATAGCTTCATTGACTGATTAGGAGCTTATATGAATACCCCAAATACAAAAACAGCAAGAAAACTTATCAAAATTGCACTAGATGTCAATAATGCAAGATATTTAGGTTGCTGGACTGACAAGACTTCTAAATTTGACAAGAACCGTAGAAGTGTTTCATTTATGATAAGTGACTTAAAAGCTGATGCAATTTTAGCAACACTTAAAAAAATCTATGAAGATTTAGGTTACGATAGCCCTGTCAAATTGACAACAAGTGAAACAAATTTATATCATCGTTCAGGTGGAAATACTTACATTAGAGCAATTGCAACACTTGACAATAAATTAGGTTACATGTATAATGTCACATAACTTGATAATTAGGAGCTAATAAATGAGTACGATTCTTGTCAAATTCGGTGAATATCGCAACAAGCCCGTAGTCAATCAAGAATTCACACTTGTGAAAGATTTTCAGACAGGTAAAAAAGGTAACTATATTACTGTAAAAAATGACGGTCAGTTTGACATTGCAATTGATGTTGTCAAAGTGAAAGTTGATTCTATTAACGATATTGTATTTGTAGACGGAGAACCTAAAGTGAGCGAAAACGCAATTGCTTTTAAAGCAAAAGAAACTAAAGTAGTAGAGACTGATGAAGAAGCAATGGATCGCATTGCTACCCGTTTTGCAGTTCTTGATGAAATGACTAAGGCAGCAATCAATAGCGATATTCGGGCTATGATTGTGTCAGGTCCTCCAGGTGTAGGTAAATCATTCGGTGTTGAAACTCAATTAGAAAAAGCTAGCATGTTTGACAAGCTTGCAGGCAAGCGTGTTCGTTTTGAGATTGTTAAAGGTGCAATGACTGCACTGGGTTTGTATGCACAATTGTACAAATATTCTGACAAAAAAAATGTACTGGTGTTTGATGATTGTGATTCTGTATTTCAAGATGACCTGTCACTAAACATTCTTAAGGCAGCACTAGATTCAGGTAAGCGTAGACGCATTTGCTGGAACAGTGATAGTTCTATGCTGCGCCGTGAGGGTATCCCTGATCAGTTTAACTTTGAGGGTTCTGCTATCTTCATCACAAACTTGAAGTTTGAGAATGTGAAGTCTAAGAAACTGCAAGATCACCTTGAGGCATTGCAGAGTCGTTGTCACTTTTTGGACTTGACGATTGATACGGAGCGTGACAAGATGTTGCGTATCAAACAAGTACATCGTGATAGCGATGGTGGTCTGTTCAAAGACTACAATTTTGAAGAAGGTCAAGCAGAAGAAATTTTTGCTTTCATGCAAGATAACAAAACTAAGTTGCATGAATTGAGTTTGCGTATGTGTTTGAAGATTGCTGATCTGGTTAAGATTAGCCCCAACTGGAAAAATCTTGCAAGCACTACTTGTATGAAGCGTGGTTAATTTTCTCAACTAGGCAATGGGAGCTTCGGCTCCCATTCGCCATTTGCATTGCAATATTTTTTTATTGTAGTATAATTAACGTATGAATAGATTACTGAATGCCGAAGAAGTTTTGGACTTGATGTTGAATCATGTCAGCTTGTCACGATATGACCAAAAGTTCTTTTACAATCTACAAGTAGCTAACGTATTATCTAGAAAGCCTATCACAAGTAACCAAGTGGCATTGTTTAAGAAAGTTGTCAAGAAGTATAAGACACAATTGGGTAAACACCAATTTGATTCTGAACAATTATCTGAATTGCCTTGGACACTCACCGTAATACAGAGTAGCCCAGAATATACACAAGCACAATTCAGTATTGAAAATGGGGAATTAATTTTAAAATGTCCCTATAAAGCATCATTCGTGCAAGAGTTCAGAGATCATTCCATAATGACTTGGAATAGAGAAAAAAGATTTTATAATACTGAGTTTGGTTTGTATAAACTAAAATTGGCAATAGGATGTGTAATGAAACATTATGATACTGTAATGTTTTGTGATACAATAAGAAATATTATTGATGAAATTAGCATACATGATGAGAACAGTTGCTGGGATCCAACACTAGTAAGATGTAATGATAGATTGTATATTTTTAATTTAAATGAACCACTTGCAAGAGTAATCAAAGATATTGAATTAAATACTGACCTAAGCACAATATCATTACTTGTATCATATGGAATTAAGATTAGCGAACATGTAATTAACAAATTAAAAAATGAATACACATTAGATGAAATAAAATTTGCTATCCATAGAAATGTAATTCATGAACTTGCTGATGTTGAAGGACTAGCTGTTAAACTTAGGAAAATAAAATGTGATTATGTAATTTATGCGGCAGTATTACACAGTTCACTGGATGCACTAAATTATGATCAACAATTAAAAAAACATTTAAATTTTCCTATCGACAAAGTTAATAATCGTAATACAGATAAATTTGTAGAACCTAATAAGTACAACATGCCGGTAATGATACGATCAAGTTCATCTTATAGTGCCTTTATGTCAGGTACCTTTTACGCATCAAAGGTGATAACCTTAGTAAATTCAAGCCCAATAGAGTTAAAATGAAATCATGTAAAATAATTATAAAAGACGAAGTAAATTGCAAGATAGAAGGGCTTGAGTTAGGAGAGCGCAAGTCGCTGATGAAAATGTTTGAGTACGAGGTACCAGGAGCTAGGTACCTTCCTGCTGTTAAACTTGGTAGATGGAACGGTAAAGTAAGCTACTTCAGTTTGGGCGGTAGTACTTTTATTAATCTACTTGATAAGATTATACCTTATGTTGATGGGGCAGGATACGAAATTGAACTAAACGATTTGCGTGAAGTTAACCATTCGTTTGATTTTTCTCAAGTGTCCGAGGATACGTTTTCTCATAAGGTTTGGCCAAAAGGTCATACTATGGCAGGTCAACCTATTCTATTACGTGACTATCAAATAGAAATCGTCAATAACTTTTTATCTAATCCACAATGTATGCAAGAAGTTGCTACGGGAGCAGGTAAAACAATTATGACTGCTGCACTCAGTCACACTATAGAAAACTATGGAAGAAGCATAGTTATTGTACCGAACAAAAGTCTAGTAGTACAGACTGAAGCAGATTATATTAACTTAGGTCTTGATGTAGGAGTTTATTTTGGTGATAGAAAAGAGTTAGGCCATACACATACAATTTGTACTTGGCAAAGTTTAAATTACTTAGTAAAAAACAAAGATGATATAGATAACGCAGAAAAACTTCAAACCTTTATGGAAGATTTAATCTGTATTATCATTGATGAGGTGCATCAAGCAAAAGCAGATGTACTCAAAACTATGTTGACAGGATTATTTGCTAATGTACCAATCAGATGGGGTCTTACAGGAACAATACCAAAAGAACAGTTTGCAAGTCAATCATTGTTTGTAAGCATAGGCCCAGTAATCAACAAACTTGCAGCCAGTGAATTACAGGATAGAGGTGTACTTGCGAACTGTCACGTTAACATTGTGCAGTTACAAGACCATGTAGAATTCACAAACTATCAAAGTGAACTAAAGCATTTACTTGAGGATAAAACTAGATTAGATACAATCGCACAGTTAATACTCAATGTAAAAGAAACAGGAAACACACTTGTGTTAGTAGACAGAGTTAATGCAGGTAAAGAACTAATAGATAGATTACCTGATGCAGTATTTGTAAGCGGAGAAACAAAACTTACAGAACGAAAAGAAGAATATGATGAGTTTGCTACTAGTGACGATAAAGTAGCTGTTGCAACTTATGGTGTTGCTGCTGTGGGCATCAACATCCCTAGAATCTTTAACCTAGTTTTGGTAGAGCCTGGTAAAAGTTTTGTTAGAGTCATCCAAAGTATCGGGCGAGGTATTAGAAAAGCAGAGGACAAAGATTTTGTACAAATTTGGGATATAACAAGTTCGTGCAAATTCAGTAAACGACATTTAACCAAACGTAAAGAATTTTATCGTGAGGCTAACTATCCATTTAGTATTGAAAAATTACAGTATAAATGATACAATGACAACATGAAAATATTAACCTTAGACAACACAGTATATAACTTAGAAACATTACCAGAAGAAATTGATGATTTGAGATTTGCTATTTTGGATAATAGTAATCCTGCAAATGTAGACTATCACTATATACCATTAATATTCTTAGAAAGCTTCAACAGTCCTGCATTGGTATTGCGTATTGACGATAAAATTATTAAGATGCCAGTTGAATGGCAAATACTTATTGGTGAACCCGAGTTGGGAGATTTAGAAACATTACCATTGACAAGTATCAATGATCGTGGATTTAAAGCATTTGAATTCAATCCATTGACTAGTTTTAAACCTACATTCTGTGATATAGAAGTAATGGATATATACCATGACGTAGTTTGGTATGCTCCTAGATTAAAGAATGGTCAATTTCTATGTGTGCCAATAGAAGATACTGAGAAGCCTAGATGCGTTTACTTTGTTAAAGAGGTTAGTAGGAACTGCGAGATTGTTGATTATAAACAGGCATTTTAATGAGTAAGCAAAAGTTAACAGCCGAAGAAAAATTTACAAATATAGACTTCCCATTGTTTGATGCACTAGCAGCATTAGACAAAAAAGACTATGGATTCTTTGATCGGTTAACGACAGAACAGCAAAAAGGATTCAGTCCATTCATGTTGCTACATTGGCTTAGTACAGTGTCAGGTGTATCGGATCTACAGCGTTACTACTTACAAAATACAGACTATACTGCAAATAAAAATATGTTTCATGAAAACATAACTAAACACAATAAATTACAATGGTTAATGTTGTGTGCTGTCAGTCCTGGTATGGGGAAACAATTTCACAAATGGATCCCTCATATCAAAAGAAATTATACATTGCTTTTAGAGGAAGCTAAAGCAAAAGAAATACAAGATTACTTTGCTAAAGTCTATCCAAACACTCAAAAAGAAGTGCTGTCAGAAATCAGTGAAGAATTTACTAGGATTCAAAAAAGAAAATATAAACTGGCACAACTTTTCCCTAATCTGAAAGTTTCAGATATAGAGATATTGAATGAAGTTGTTACAGATGAACAAATAAGTGAATATGAAAAAGACTGCGGAAATTGAATTTGGATGTGAGTTTTGCAAACGTACCTTCATTAGAGAAAGTACAATGCTTAAACACATTTGCGAATACAAACATCGTTGGGTAGAACGTGACCGTAGAGGTAATCAAATAGGTTTTCAAAGCTTTGTCCAGTTCTACAAAAAACACAGCGCGGCTAAGAAAGATAAAACATACGAAGAATTTATTAAATCTTCTTACTATACTGCTTTTATAAAATTTGGAAACTATTGTTTGGAAATTAATGCACTTAATGTGCCTAGACTAGTTGACTACTATTTAAAAAATAATATTAAAATTGATAGTTGGACAAGTGATAAACACTATACCGAGTATTTGATTGATTACTTAAAAACAGAAAATCCCTTAGATGCAGTTCAGCGTAGTGTAGAGAGTTGTTTGGATTTAGCACAAGAAGAAAATCTACAACCAAATCATTACTTGCGTTATGGAAATAGAAATAAGATATGTAGAATTATCACAAACGGAAAAATAAGTCCATGGGTATTGTATCATAGTGAAGGTGGCAAAAAGTTTTTAGATGAATTACCAGAAGATTTAATCAAAATGATTTATGACTATATAAATCCAGTACAATGGGCTATTAAATTTTCAAAATTAGAAAAGGATGTACAAGAGGTTGGATCCTTGTTACAAGAGTTAAAATGGTAAGAGAAATTGTATTACAGTACAAACAACCCTCTGAGATTATTGCGATAGTCAAGGAGATGCGTGAGGCTGGAATGATCCAACATAAAGATTTTGATTTTCAATACAATCAAGCAAAGTATCAAGATTGGAGCGGAGATTTTGTTGCACCTGAACACACAGTGTTTATCTTTTATCAAGAAGCACATGCTACTTGGTTTGCATTAAAATGGACATGAAGCAAGAAGATATTAACCGTTTGACTGAGAGAGTTACAGAAATGATGCGCACGAAGCGTTTATTTTGGTATGAAGATCCTATGAAGCCACTTATATTACGTGCCAACATAGTATATGATCATGGTGCAATTACTCCAACTGGATTACGGGAAGAAGATTTAGATCCGGTACAAGAGTGGTGTCAAAAATCCAAATGCGGTGTTAGAATATCATTTGATATGTTTAGATTTAAAGATAGAAAAGAGATAACTGCTTTTCTACTAGCATGGGGATAATATGTACGTATACGTTCTAACAGTACTTTTACTTTCTAGTGACCCGCCCAAGTTGTATGTTGAACAGACATATGATACAATGACTGAGTGTCATCGTTGGGCTGACTTTTATAGAGAATATCCTTTTTCCCCTAAATGTACTAAATTTAAGGTGATGAAATGAGTGAATTGATTACTGTTTGGGTCCTAAGCGTTCAACTTTGGACTGATCAACCAAATAAAATTAATTTTGTATATAATAAAGAATATCCAACTTATGAAGAATGCATATTAGCAAGAGAAGAATGGACAAAACAAAAAGACCATACAGTATTATGCCTATTAAAAACAACACCAATTAAAAATGAAATATCTAAGTGACATTCCAATCTTAAAGGATCATTATGGTCAAGAATTTACTTGGAATCAGCATCCAACTGACCCTATGATTTTCGTGATTTATCATTGGGGTAAACCAGTAATGAGTTTCTTCTTAGGAGAAGCGATAGAATCCGCAGGATATAAACATGTAATGCAACATATTGATGACTGTAATAGAACCCCTTGGTTACATCGTTGGCATAAAGAAAGAAAAGATTTTGAATACAAGGATGTTGTTGATATACTTACGAAAGACTATGAGTAATGGCTAACCATATTATGATTGATATTGAAAGCCTTGACACAAGTCCTTATTGTGTTATACTTACTATTGGTGCAGTAAGATTTGATCCACGGGGTGATGGTATTGTAGAAAAATTAGAATTACGACCAACTTTAGAAGATCAAACTGAAATATACAATCGTGTAATTAATGACGATACTATCAGGTGGTGGGGTACACAAAATCCTGCAGCATTAGAAGAAGCAATGGGTGATTATGGAAGAGAATCTCTTAAAGATTGTATGGAAAAACTGTACAAGTTTTGTTGGAATCGGCAAGCAGTTTGGAGTCATGGTGCTCCATTTGATGTTGTAGTAATGGAAACTGCTATGCGACAGACGTTAACAGATAGGCCCAATCCTATTCCATGGCCTTTTTACACAGTCAGAGATACTAGAACATTGTTTGAGGTAGCAGGTGTTAGTTTAAAAGATAAAAAGTATGCAACTAAAACTACACACAAGGCAGTAGAAGATGCTGAGCATCAGGCATTGGTTGTACAAGACGCATATAAAAAGTTAATGGGTAAGGGTTTTGCTTTAAAATGACATTTAAATCAGATATTGACATTGACTTTGGTAATCGTGAGTTGATATTAGAACACATCAAACATATTTCTGCAGCCATGCGCAATGTAACTCCCATGCGTAAACACAATACTGGTGTGTATGTGACAGAAGTGCCATATGATGCATTAAATGATATGGCAAACATAGATTATACTGAAGCAGAAGATCGTGGTTATGTAAAATTAGATTTTCTAAACGTACATGTATATCAGGATATTAAATCTGAACAAGAATTAATTGAATTGATGAAAGGGCCTAACTGGAATCTATTAAACGAAAAGGAGTTTGTTGAACAATTAGTTCATTTGGGTAATCACTTTAATAACTTACAGAGAATGCCAGAACCAGTTGACAGTATACCTAGACTTGCTATGTTCCTAGCCTGTATACGCCCTGCTAAAAAACATTTGATAGGTAAACTTTGGAACGAAGTTGCACAGACAGTATGGGATAAAACGGATGATGGATATAGTTTTAAGAAAAGTCACAGTGTCGCATATGCACATTTAGTAGTTGTGCATATGAACTATCTTGAAAAATTAGGGCATACGTTGAACTAACGTAATACTCCTGCGTTTAGTCTTTTTCTTATGTAGATCACTCATACTACATACAGGACCATGTATAATCTCTAAACTTTTATTATTAAAAGTCCTTAAATAAATTTTAAATGGAGTCCATTCTTCTCTTAGGAACATATTGATAGGGATAAGTCTGTTGCTTTCCCACCACCATATTTCCCCAAGTTCAAGAAATCGTTCTCTAAATTCATTTTGTACTATTGATCCATAATCATATATGGTAGTTACAATATCGTCACGATTTTGAATGATTCCTACATAGTCTTGGCCTGAATAGGAACAGACAGTAATGAATGGATGATTTTCAGATAATTTTTTAAAAAATTCGTTGTGCATTTTCTTCTAATTCTTGGAATATTTATCGGATATTTTATCCGAAATAATTATTAACCGCATAGCATATTTATATTGAATAAATAAACAAAAGGACTACAAAGTGTACTCAACAAGCGTTTATAATTATACACCAAAATATCAAGTTGTTCTATTTGACGGGGATTCACCTAGGAGATATCAGATCGTGTACGCAAAAAATTTGACCCTAAACAAAGGGGTAGACAATAGAATTCAATTTCAGTTTCTTAATCAGGAGCAAAAACCGATTGATTTAACGGGGAAAGATATAACTTTTCGTTTTATAAATTCAGATGGAACAGGGGTAGATATTCAAAAGACGGTTAATCCAACACTACCTTTAAAGGGTTTAGCTAATCTAACAATAACTCAAGCAGAATTAATGGAAATTGACGCACAGATCGGTAGTTTTAGCCTAGATATAGTTGAAGGTAATTTAGTATTACCTATATTCACTAATAGCGAAGCAGACGCTAGGGGAGTGTGTCAAGTAATGGATAGTATACTTCCCAAACATGTACCTAGTACACAAGTAACTATACCTTCTCATGGTAACGTATCCAATACAGGCAATACGTATTACAGTAGCGTATTGGGGTTAAGTGGGGCAAGTAAGTTAACGATACAAACGGCATTGAGTAACTATTCAGGTAACATTAACGTTCTTGGATCAACAGACGTAGATGCAAACTGGTACACTATTGAAACTTTGGGTACTTTCACAGAAGAATCCGCAACACTCGGTACTACCATAACTGGATTTCATCCTTATATACAATTGCAATTCACCTCAACAGGTGGAAATGTCTCAAATATTTTGGCTAGATAATATACCAATCTATTGTATTTTTGATACATAATGTACTATAATGATAGTATGTTTGATATCCTAACAATTCTTCCGAACAAAAAGAAATTAACCCAAAGTGGTTGGTACAGTTTCAATGCTATATGTTGCGATAAGCGAGGCCATAAACCAGATAAACGTCATCGAGGCGGAATAAAATTTGACGGGACAAACTGGACTTATAATTGTTTCAACTGTTCGTTTAGTTGTCACTATGAATTAGGTCGTAGCATATCAAAACGCACACGTGATTTGTTAAAATGGTGTGGAGTTGATGAAACACAAATTCAACGATGGAACATTGAAAGTCTACAAAACAAAGACCTACTAGACTTCACTAAGAAATTCAAAAAAGAAAAACCATTAGAGTTCAAGCCTAAAAAATTACCAGATTGTGAATTGCTTGATGAGTCTAATCCTTTACACAAAAAACATATTGATTATCTTATCAGTAGAAAAATAAATTACTATGAATATGAATTTTATGTGACTCCACATGACGAAGGTAGAAATTCTAACAGAGTAATTATTCCTTATTATTACAACGGGGAAATAGTAGGTCATACAAGCAGATTTTTAGATGACAGAATACCTAAATATATCAATGATCAACAACCAGGATATGTATTTGGATACGACTATCAGGGTAAAGATTGGCAAATTGCACTATTAATGGAAGGTATTTTTGATGCTCTTAGCATTGATGGATTAGCATTAACACATAATACCATTAATGACGATCAAGTTAAGTTAATTAAACAACTTAACAAAGAAATTATTTTCGTTCCAGATAGGGACAAGACTGGCTTAGATTCTTGTGAAAGAGCATTGGAAGTAGGGTTTAAAGTTAGCATTCCAAATTGGGACACAGGCATCAAAGATGTTAATGATGCAGTGATAAAATACGGAAAGCTACCTACATTATTAAGTATAATACAAAGTGCAACAACAAGTAAAATAAAAATAGAAATGATGAGGAAACGAATTGGTAACTGATTATAACATAGATGTGCAGAAACTTTTCTTGCGTATGATGATCACGAATGGTGAATTATACACTAGAGTTTCAAATATAATGAATGCTGAGAATTTTGATAAATCATTGAGACCAATTGCAAAATTTTTTCAACTACATTCAGAAAAGTATAACATACTGCCTGAACAGGATCAGGTATTAGCCACATGTGGAATAGAAATTGAACCGATACCAGAATTATCACAAGGTCACTTTGAATGGTTCTTAGACGAGTTTGAAAAATTCACACGCAGACAAGAACTAGAAAGAGCTATCCTAAAAGCAGCAGACTTATTAGAAAAAGGCAATTACGACCCAGTTGAAAAATTAGTCAAAGACGCAGTTCAAATCAGTATAACAAAGGATATGGGAACTGATTACTTTGCTGACCCACGTGCTAGATTGATGGCATTAAAAAGTAACAACGGACAAATAAGCACAGGTTGGCCTACAGTTGACAGTAAACTATATGGTGGCTTCAACAGAGGTGAACTACAAATTTTTGCAGGTGGCTCAGGATCAGGTAAGAGTTTGTTTATGCAGAATCTTGCAGTCAACTGGAGTCAAGCAGGATTAACTGGTATCTATGTATCGTTAGAACTTAGCGAAGGACTATGTTCTATGCGTATAGATAGCATGATGACAGAAACTAGCAGCCGTGATATTTTTAAAAGCATTGATGACATTGAAATGAAGGTCAGAATGTTGGCAAAGAAAGCAGGTAAATTACAAATCAAGTATTTGCCGGCACAGAGTACAGTAAATGACTTACGGGCATATTGTAAAGAGTATGAGATTAAGACTGGTGCAAAGGTAGATTTTCTTTGTATTGATTATCTTGATCTCCTTATGCCAGTCAGCGCAAAGGTCAGCCCCTCAGACTTGTTCATTAAGGACAAGTATGTTTCGGAAGAATTGCGTAACTTGTCTAAAGAATTGAACGTGCTGCTAGTTACAGCTAGTCAATTAAATCGTAGTGCAGTTGAGGAGATTGAGTTTGATCACAGTCATATTTCAGGTGGTATCAGTAAGATTAATACAGCAGATAATGTGTTCGGTATCTTCACAAGTCGCAGTATGCGTGAGCGTGGGCAATATCAGATTCAGCTTATGAAAACACGTAGTAGTTCAGGAGTAGGTCAAAAGATTGAACTGGAGTTTAATGTAGAAACTCTTAGGATTACAGATCCAGGTGAAGATGGGCAATCTGCAAGCACAAAATACAATAATCCACAGCCAAGTCCTAATGATATAATATCAAGATTAAAGCCCTCAAGTAATGTGTCCCCTACACATAACAGTGAATTACAGGATGTTGTTCAGGATGTTCCTAAAATCAATGCAGATGTACAAGGTGCAAGATTAAAAGCTATGCTTAACAGCCTGAAAAAGTGATAAATATATTTAGGAACCTATCATTATGGAACGCAAAACCCGTAGTTTATTAGAAGAATTAGAAGCACTAGGCAATAATCGTGACACTAAGCACATTATTGAAAGCCGTGCCCATAATATTATCACAAGTGCTATTAATTTAGTAGAATTGATAAACAAGCACTATGATTCTGACAAAGCAGCCATCTTAGAGAAAAAGCTGTTAAGTGCAATTAAGAGCAAAGATTCTGAACGTTTTACAAAAAGCATAAGAAAATGAAACTTCAAGATGTCGATAATACCGTGAATGAAGCAGTACTGGATCTTGTCAAGGGAGAGGTACAGCCTGTAACCTCTAACATGGGTAGTCAAAGTAATAGAAGATACTCCCAAAACGTACTAGCTAAAACAAACTTTCGAAATATCTTTGTCCGTAAAATGATCGGAGTTTTACAAGGACTTTGGCCAGAAGTTGTACAGCGACAAAATGAATTACAACGGGATGCAGAATACGTTCAGGCGCAAATGCAAGCTAAAAACAAAAACTTTCAGTTTGGAGCGAACCCGGCTGCAAGAGAAGCTGATCGTGTTGCGGCCCAAACACCCCAGCCCGGTACTATACAAACTGAATCATTATACTTTGATAAGATGTTAGCAGAGATATTGTCCGAAGCTCCTGCCCCGCCGCAGCAGCCCCCGCAGGTTAAGAAACTTACGATGTCGGACTACATGGTTAAGGTGATTCAGCAATATATGCAAGGGGTAGATATTTCAAGTAGTATGAAGCAAATAACTGATCTTGCAAAAAATGTAGAATTAACGTATCAGCAAAATGCCGGTGTTCCAGCACTCAGAAAATTGGGCGATCTTTTATATGATTTGGCTGCTGCCCAAAAAGCAAAAACCCAACCCCCAGCAAGTGAGCCTGAGCCAATTAGCGATGAAGTGAATAACATAATTGCTAAGTTTCAGCAATTGGACCAAGAAGAAAAGAAAGAATTACTTGCTTATCTTCAAAAACTTGCACCAAAATAACTATAACAAGCCCATTTTTTTACTAAAGGACTAAATAAAAGTAGAGCCTTTGCGCTCACATTTTATAAGGAAAAGATATTATGGCACAATTTACAAAAGTAAGCGGCGACTTTCAGCCAGTAATGAACTATGATGCATCTGGTTATACAAAAGGTGCATTAAATGCAGTAACAAGTGGTGCTTCAGTACAACCACAAGGTCCTAAATTAGACTTCTTCACAATTGAAGGTGCTAACATTGATAACGCAAGTACAGAAAGCGGAAACATTGCTTTAATCGTTCAAGCTATTCAACAATTAGCAACTATTCATATGTATCAGTGGACTGATGCAGGAGCTAACGGTACACTAGCAGTTGCAGTTTATCCAACACAAGCTTTCTCAACAGACGGTTCAGTTGGTGCTAATTTAACAGCAGTGTGTCAAGCAGTTGTAAGTTCAGTTATCACAAGCAACTCAGCAACATTCACAAGTACACAGGCTTAATAAGTCTTATACTAATAAAGACCCGAGAATTTCTCGGGTTTTTTTACCTCTATAAATAAGTGTATGACAAAAATCAGATGTTTTACTTTGTTTGATATTACTAAAACAAATGTTACAAATAAAAAAAGCTTATTAAATGCGACTACAGTAGAGGCACTAGATTGGCAAAGTAAAAGAAACACTCAATGTAATTTAGATACTGTTATACAGGTAGTATCCTTAAGGGCGCAGCCTGAAAACATTACGGATCCAGTTAAATTAGTACTTGATCCTGAGAAACTTGAGAACTTTGGATTTTTGTATTCAACAGAAGAACCTAATTCTTGTTGGGCTTTTGAGTTTTCCGTAAACTATAAAAGCGTATTTTCTGACGGACATGATGATTTGGGATCACTTTACACAGACTGCGATTTAGTTCCAATGATTAAAAATGACAGAAATTACATCCAGATGCCCAGTTTTTTAGATACTAGCCCTGAGCTTAGAAACATTTATTTTGAGGTATTGTCCGATGACTGACATAGAATTACTTAGGGCTATTCAAAAAATCATAGACCCGAACACTGTTAATAACATTAAAAAATTCGTGATTATACAGGAAAATAACGGGTATAGGGTCTTTGAAAAGTATCTGATTACCAAAACAAATGCAGGTTTTAAAGTCACTAAATTGTACAATGATACAGAACACAGATTTTTAACATTGAAAAATGCATTGACTTGGTGTACTTTGGACAACAAAAATTTAGTTGTAGAGTCACAAAGGGTAAAATTCTTAGATAGTCAAATAACTGGATTATCCATGTCCTCTGCACTAATTGAACGATATCTGAAAAATGTTAAAGATAAAGACAAAAAATTTATATACTCAAATAAATTAGTTGAAAATAAACTAAAACAGGATAGACTAACGATAGAAATGACAGATTTCAGTCAAAAAGCAAGAAGATTTCAAATGAATTGGCTAGGCACTAGTTCCTATAAATAATTGAAATCTTGATAAATACTATACATCTTTGGGAATTACTATGAAACTTACAGAATTTAATCAAAAACCTTACGCAATGGCCAAAAAGGCTTTAAGAGAAAACTTTAACACCGATCTTCCGATCGAGAAGCTAAGCTTGTCACAGACAAGAAACATGCTCGGTAAAGTAAAAAACTTAATCAGCGAGGTAAAAGAAACTGATAAATCCTATTCCAGCGAAAATAATCCACAGTATCTAAAACTAGTGTTTATGGAACAAGCATTGTCAGACTATTATGCTGAACTAAAAGAAACACCAAAATATAACAGTCGTATCGTTGTAGAAAACGAAGAAATTGAACAAGCACAGGTTGTTCTTGCGGCTAAAGATATGATGGACAGTGTTCAGAAAATGATTGAAGATGTTTCTGACATGCTAGTAAAAGAATTGCCTGCAGTAGTAGAAAGTGTTAGCGGTGAAATGGGCAGTGACCAAGGAGAGCAATTCAATGCAATGGCGACTGAAGCTTTGTCTGGATTGCAAGCAGCATTGACACAAGCTAAAAGTGGATTACAAAGTGCCTTAAATGTTGTCACAGGACAAGGTAGTGGTTTTGGTAGCGGTATGCCTGGCATGGGCGGTATGGGTAATATGGGCGCTGCACCATCAATGGGCGAGCCTGAAGTTGACGCTATGGCTCAAGGTGCAGAAGAATTACCAACGCCACCTGAAGATGAAATGGACAGTGAAGAAATTCCTGCTCCTAAATTAGGCCGTGGCAAAAGATAATAATGCGTTTATTTGAGTTTGTAGGTACCGATCCACTTAGAGTTAAGTTAGTTGCAATAACTGACCAACTTAAGGATAGATACCTACATGCAAACAAACCTATGTCAGTTGATGCATTCTTGCAATTGATGAATAACAATGACATCAGTGTTGATATAAGTGATTTACGTGACATGATATCTAAGGAGCCTTTAGTAAACATCATTGATGATATTAAAGGTGACGAAGTTATTTTCAAAGGTCAAAAAACTGACGGCAAAACACCAATGAGTGTTGATGATGCTGAAAAAACTGTTGCAAAAATGGCACAAAGAGCCAGCGATAAAAGATGATTATACTCACCGAAAAAGCAGCAAACAAAGTCAAACAACAAATTCAAAAACGTGGTAAAGGATTAGGCATAATGATAGGTGTGCAAACTACTGGTTGCAGTGGTTTAGCATACAAATTAGAATATGTTGATAATTTACCTGATTCAGGAAGCTACATGAGCTACAACACAAATGATGTTATTGTTGTTGTCAGTCAAAAAGACTTGCCCTATGTAAGCGGTCTTACAATGGAATGGAAACGAGAAGGACTCAATGAAGGGTTTGACTTTATCAATCCCAATGAAAAGGCACGTTGCGGTTGCGGAGAAAGTTTTACCGTTTAAGTTGTATTATTAGTAATATTGTAATACAATTCATAGATGTCCGATGACACTTTTAACTACAATTATCTATTCCCTTCTCTAGTAGTTTACAAAGATTTTGGAAAAGTACCTGACGATTTAATAGACCTTTCACGGGATATTATATCTGAGCATGGGGGTAAACCTTTTAATAGTCCCTGCCTTAGCACAGTACGAACCTATGCAAATGTGTTAAATCTTAAAGAATTTACTAAAATAAAAGAACAAATAATACAAACTATAGCCGTATTTTGTGACATACATAAAATAGAAAAAGAAGAATTATATTTTGTAGATTCTTGGTTAAATTCTTATCAAGTACATGGATTTCAAGACTTGCATTTACACCCTGATTCACTTTTATCTGGAGTTTTTTATATTAAAAGTTCAGGAGAAAAAGACTTTGTATTTCAATCACCATATCATTTCTATCAACCAATAACTCCAAAATATACAGAGACTAATTTAAATAATTGCCATACTAGTGATTATAACAGTTTGGAAGGTAGATGCATCATTTTTATGAGCAATTTGATGCATAGAACACTTCCAGCTACTGATGAAAGAATTAGTTTAAGCTTTAATATAAAATATAAAAATGTATAATCCAAACAAATTCAATTACGTCAAAATCAACAAAGAGACAATTAACGGTTCAAGAAAGTATGCTACTCCAGACGGTGAAAAACTTCCTAGCGTAACAACTATACTAGACGCAACGAAGTCCGAAGAATCTAAAAAAGCATTAATGGAATGGCGAAACCGTGTTGGTCATAAACGTGCGCAAGAGATTACTACTGAAGCAGCCGGTCGTGGAACACGAATGCACAAATTCATTGAGGATTATATCAAAGAAGGATCACTAAAAGATCCAGGAAGTAATCCTTATAGCGTACAAAGTCATACAATGGCTAAGTCTATTATTGAGCAAGGTCTTTGTAAAGTAAATGAAGCATGGGGCGTAGAAGTTCCTCTTTACTTCCCTAAGATTTATGCTGGTACCACAGACTTGTGCGGAATACATGATGGTGATGAAGCTATTATGGATCACAAACAGAGCAATAAAGTAAAAAAGCGTGAATGGATTGAAGATTATTTCATACAATCAGCAGCATATGCAAATGCACATAACGAAGTTTACGGAACAAAGATTACAAAAGGCGTAATTTTTATGTGTACTGCAGACAATCAATATCTAGAATTCATAGTTGAAGGGGGTGAATTTCAGAAATATTCTGATCTTTGGTTCCGTAAATTAGACGAATATTACAGTAAATTTCTATAGTTTCCAATCTATTTTAGATTGATAAATAGTATAATCATCTTTTCATAAGAATTATACTATGGCTATTATACAGATTTCTAAGATTCAACACCGTACAGGGGCTAACGTTGATTTGCCCCAGCTAGCTGAAGGCGAATTAGGTTTTGCAACTGATGAGCGTAGATTATACATAGGAAATGATCCCAATTTATTTCCTCCAGCTGGTAACTCATTAACCACTCAGACTGAAATTTTAACAGAAGTTTCTGTTTTAAATTGGTCTAAAATAGGCGGAACCGCTAATACCCAAATTGCTTTAACTAGTCCAGTTGGAAATGGTCAAGTTTTAGTAGCAAATGCAAATACATGGGTTAACGCAGGTGGAACAAGTAATATTAAGATTGACCTAGGAAACGCAAATAATGTTGTTATGCGCGGAGGTTTGAATGGTTATGTTCTCACTACTGACGGTACAGGAAATCTTACATGGGAAGGTACAGGAGTTGGTACTTTTAGAATTCAGGATATTTCTAAAACGAATCCAGCGGTTGTAACAACAATTAATGACAACACAGTTGTAACTGGTATACCACTTACCATTATTGGTGTAAGTGGTATGACACAAATATCAACAGCGGGTGAAAATAGCACAAACAAATTCTATGGCGTTAAGTTAACAAATAAAACTTTTTCACTATATTCAGACCCTGGTTTAGCGAACGCTGTTAACAGTACAGGATTCACTCCAGCAACACCAAACACTGGTAATATTATATGTTCATTTTATCAAGCTGGTACAGGTGTGCCTGGCGGAGCTAATACACAAATTCAATTCCAAGATACAGCAGGACTATTTGGTGGAAGTGCGAATTTAACTTTTAATAAAAATACAAGTAATTTAGCTCTTGCTGGTAATGCAAATATTACAAATATAAATGTAACTTCTAATATTGTTGCAAATAATTTTTCAGGAAACATAGGCCTCGGTAACACGGCACAAGCGGCAAATTTCACAACAGTAAATGCTAATTCAGCAATTAGTGCTGCGGGTAATGTTACCGGTGCTAATTTAAGGACAACTGGTATCGTAAGTGCAGGTGGAACATTAACAGCAGGAAATGTTAACACATTAGGTAGTGCAAATGTAGGTAATCTTTCGGTCACCGGTGTTGTTAGAGGTAATTTAATACCTGCTACTGATATTCAACAGGATTTAGGTAACGCAACGAATCGTTGGAGATCATTATACCTATCAGGTAATACTATTTACTTAGGTAATACTTCAATTTCATCTGATGCTAATGGCATTAGTAGTAACACACTAACTGCTGAAAACGCAAACATATCTAATACTGTTTACGCAAATTTTGTTTCAGCAATCATAACTGCAGATTCTTCCTCACAGCCTAATATTAGTAGTGTAGGTACATTAAATGGATTGACCGTTAATGGACTTACCCAATTAGGTGATGTTTCTAACGTAAGAATAGGTGGCGGATTTCCTGACTATACACTTGTTACAGATGGTTTAGGTAATCTTAGCTGGAGTCCTGTAGTACTACCGGATATAGTTGCAGGTAGCACGAATCAAATTCAATATAATATCAATAGTGGATTAGCAGCAAGTGCTAATTTAACATTTAACCCTACTACTAGTACGTTACAAAGTGTGACAATAAGTGCAACAGGAAGTATTACAGGTAGTAATTTAAACATTGGTAGCAACATTATTGCCGGTAATAACATACGTGGAGCAATAATTTCTAGTACTGGCAATATAACGGCAAGTAGTAACATTCAAGGATCTAATCTTTTAGCAACCTCTTCAATATCAACTGGAGGTGCATTAACTGCAAGTAGTATTAGCGTCAGTACTAATATTAGCGTATTAGGTAATGTTCTTGCAAATAATTTAAATGCAGCAAGTGTAGTAAGTGCTAATGGCAATATATCAGGATCAAATTTAAATACTGCGGGTAGAGTTAGTGCAAATGGCAACATTACAGGTGCTAACCTGTTTACAGGTGGTAATGTGAGTGCAACCGGCACCGTAATTGCACAACAGGTAAATTCTGGTAATATTTCTGTTTCAGGTAATATTACATCAAATAACTTAATCATTAATAATGAAATAAGTTCAACAGGAAATATAACTTCAGCTAATTATATTTTGGGAAATGGTGCGTTCCTAACAGGTATTAATTTAGGTAATCAAAGTTCCTTAAATCAAATAAGTAATGGTACAAGTAACGTAAGTATTCCTTCATTAAATGGCGCAGTTACAATTAGTTCTGGCGCAACTGCAAACGTAGTTACTGTTACTAATACAGGATTATCTGTATCAGGAAATGTATCTGTAAATGGTAATTCTAATTTAGGAAATCTCAGCACATCTACGTTCTCAGCTTCTGGTAACATTACTGGTGCTAATTTACTGACAAGCGGTCGCATCAGCGCAACCGGAAATGCAAATGTTGCTAATTTGGGAGTAGCAGGTACAATAAGTGCTTCTGGAAATGCTACAGTCAATAATCTAAATACAGGACAAATTAGTGCAAGTGGTAATTTAACTGCATTAAATGCTAATTTAGGTAATTTAGTAACAGCGAATTTCTTCCAAGGAGACGGAAGTTTACTAACCAACCTAACTGTTGCTGCAGGAAGCTCAATCATTAATGGTAATAGTAATGTATCTGTAGCAGCAAATGGTAATGTAAGAACAAGCGTTGGCGGTACTGCAAATGTACAAGTAATTACAAGTACAGGTATTGCAGTGACAGGCACACATAGTGCAACCGGTAATGTAACTGGTGCAAACTTATTTACCACAGGTGTTGTAAGTGCGTCAGGAAACTTATCAGGTAATAATATTGCCGCTGCAGCGGCAATCAGCGCATCCGGCAATATTTCAGGTCTTAATATAGCTGCAGCAGGCGGTATAACTTCTTCGGGCGCAATATCAACTGCTACTAACATCACAGCAACAGGAAATGTTACTGCTGGTAATATTGCTTCCGTAACCAATGCTAATTTTACAGGAACAATAAGTGCAGTTGGTATAGTGAGCAACGCAAACATCGTTGCTGCAAATTTAAACTCAACAGGAAATGTAAGTGCTGTATCAAACATTAATGCTGCAGGAGTTAGTGTATCTGGTAATATATCTGCAGTAGGAAATGTTAATGCAAATAACGTTAACTCTACAACTCTTTCAGCGTCAGGAAATATTACAGCATTAAATGCTAATTTAGGTAATGCAGTTACCGCTAATTTCTTCTTAGGAAATGTAAGAGGTAATTTATTTAATGGTACTACAAGCATCAATGTGCCTGCAGCTAATGGAAACGTTGCAGTTAGTGTCAATAATGTTTCTAACGTTGTTGTTATAAGTCAAAATACAGTTACGGTAACCGGTGTATTATCAGTTACAGGTAATTCAAATTTATCAACTATAAATGGTTCAACTGCTAATGTTACTACTGTAAATGCTACTACCGTAAATTCCGCAGTATTAATAGGATCAACAGTGTCAGCCACTGGCAATGTTGAAGCAGGTAATCTAGTAACAAGTGGAAATCTAAGTGTTGCAGGGAACAGTAATTTAGCCAATGCTCAATTTAGTGGAAGTATAACTGCTGCAGGTACTATCACAGGCGCAAACTTAAGCACTACCGGAACAGTAATTACTAGTGGAAATGTAAATGCAGGAAATATTAATTCTGCAAATATTATAAGTGCTATTGGAAATATTAGTGGCGGTAATTTAAGTATTACTGGACTAGTTAGAGGTGGTAATATTTCAGCAGTTGCTAATGTTAATGCTGCAAATATCATAAGTGCTAACATAAGTGTTACTAGTAATTTAACAGTAGCTAATTTAGCAAATGTAGGTAATTTAATAGCTACAGGTAATATTAGTGCATACAGTAATGTTAAGTCAGACAATGTAAATGCTAACACTTTACTGATTAACTCAGCAGCCACACTTAATAATTTATCCGTTACGAACTTTGTAAGGTCTAATTTAGTGCCTAATGTAACTGCTACTTATAATTTAGGAATTCCTGCAAATACTTGGCGTAGTTTAGCAGTAAGTAACGTGGGTGTATCTATTGGTCAAACATCAATTACATCTAATGTTGATAACCTAACAATTAATGCAAATAATACAATAATTTCATATGTGACAGCTAATGATATTTCTGTTGCCAATCTTGCTAATTTAGGAAATATAGCCAATGTAAAAATTGCCGGCGGGTCAATAGATGATGTTATAACTACCGACGGTAATGGAACTTTAAGCTTTGCGAACATTTTAAATATCGTTCCGGCTGCAGGAACAAACACAGAAATTCAATTTAACGATAATGGTACTTTTAATGGTTCATCATCATTAAGATTCTTTAAGAGCAATGGTGTAACAAGTGGTACGTTCGCAGGAAATGCTTCAAGATTGTTTGGTATAGTAGGTGCAAATATAACTGGTCAAGTGCCTAACGCTTTATTAGCTAGTACTGTTACTTTCCCGTCACAAGCAAATATTACATCAGTCGGAAACTTAATTTCGTTAAGTGTTGTAGGAAATGTTAGAGCAGGT